CAATTGGAATACTTACAGAGAATGAATTAATGTTAGCTTCCTTGATATTAACACCCATGTTACCTGAAAGGCTATCGATGTTCAATTTAATTCCACCCTGTTTGATAACGGCTGGCATTGTAGAACCTGCACCAGCAAAAGCACCAGTAGAATCTTGTGCAATTGCAGGGACGTCATATTGCCATCCAGTAATTTTACTTCCATTTTCTGGGAAAATTGCTGGAGAAGCATTGCCAGTGCTGTTAGAGTTAACAACATAGTTAGAACCTTCAACAGAAACTGTAGACTCCATGAACCCACCAACGCTTGCACTAACTTCATAGTTTGTGATGAAGCCATTTGACAAGCAAACTACGAAGTCTTGTGCATCAGGAGAAGTATCTCCATAAACAGATTTACCTTCTGGAACGAACTGTGCAAAATAGTTCTTAGAATCATTAGTAGAATCGAAAATGCCAGATAGGCAGCTTCTCAGTCCAGAAATGTTATCGCTTGTAGTGCCACCTCCAAATTTAACTGGAAATCCAAGAGCAGCTTCGTTCAAACCATTATTAGTAAAATAAGTGAAATCGAAAGTTGGAGTAGGTGCAGAAGTAGCTAACTTAGCAAGAGTTGTAGCTTGACCAAGTTGGTTAATGTTCTGAAGTGGATTATCAAAAGAGTCAGAAAAGGACTGTACTCTGAATAGAGGTCTAATTTCGTTGTTACCGCTGAAGCCTTGTCCAGTAACAACGCCATAATTACCATTTGAAAAGTGATTACCAGTCGCTGGAGTAGGACCTACGAAAAGTCCCGCACTTTCATATCTTGTTTGAATTCTTGTTGCCATAGTTTTTAAAAAAATTGGGTTATATTAGTTAATACATTTTATTTTATTACCTGTGAATCAGTTTCTTGGAAACCTATATGCAATTACTGAAAATTCTGCATATCCTATATTAAACTCAGAAAAATCATTATCAATATTTTTTGAAGATCTTGTAGAATTAATATCGACCTTATTTATATAAGCTTTTTGGTATCCTCCGCTAAAAGCAGCATTTATATTGTTATAGCTATAATCGGAATCTTTTAAATCCCCCTTGGAATCCCAAGGAATCTTTTCGAAGTCCCCAACTGAAAAATAATTTTCTCTCAAATCTCTTAATATAGATAATGCCCCGTCCAAATGATAATAGTTATCAGTCAAAACTAAAGCTTGTAGATTGTACGTTACCTCGTCCAAACCCCCAAACGCTAGTGGCTGACTAGAGCTACTTTTAGAACTCACTATTATACAGGGTGCATTTATTTTTAAATTGTTCGATCCAGTTAAAACGCCCAATGGATCTTTCGATCTAAAAGCGTCCCTTAACAAAACTTGGCTTTCGTTTTCTGGTTTAAAATAAATATTAAAATCTTTGTATGCAAAAGCTCCAGATACTGCAGCATTTCCAAAGTCTTCGTGGTAAGCACCGCCATTCAAAAAGTCTATAGAAACTCCGCTAGCACCTCTATTTACTTCTAGTCCATTTACATAGATTCCACTAGGAATAATAGCTCCAGAAATTGAATGGTCATATACCCATTGACCATAAGAGCTATTAGAAAATGTTAAACCATTGATATTATTTTGATCGTTTGGATAAAAAATTCCAGTAGTATTTGTAAAAGCTTGTCCCTTTTCTAATAGTCTATTTTCTAGATACAGGGTAAAGTAAGATCCTAAATTATGGTCATATTGTGGTATCATCTTTTGCCCCCTCTAAGCTTTTCAGCGAATAACCCTCTTAATCTTTCTAAGTAAGAACTATCTCTAATTTCAGATTCTCTGTTTATAGATCTTTTAGTCTGATAACCCAATTTAGATCTACCAGCACCTGGCTTAAATAAAAATCTTTCGATATTTCCTAAGCCCTCTTGTAGAGCCTGTACCCATGTTTTTGAAGTCCAAGGCAAACTCAACCAACCATCATTGTAAATTTCTCCTTTGGATGGGTATTTTATGTTAAATTTATAAACTGCAGAATCTTTATATCTTTTAGTAGTTGGTCTAGTATTTAATTCTATTTTTTCATTAAAAGACTGTTTTAAATTTTGTACTGGATTTTCAGATGGATTAAATCCAAAATATCCTCGTGTTTGATCATCAGATTCAACTATTGCAGAAGAAGGGTCAGAATCAACATCTGCTATAAATTGTTTTTTTGCGCGTCTAAATTCAGTAGACATCTTTTTTATAGCACTAGATCTAGCCTTTCTCCCGTCCATAGCTTTTGTAATTTTTCTATTTATCTGTGCCTTAAAAATCGCCATTAGTTAACCTTTTCTAAGTAATAAGTATAAAAATTATTTTGCAATAAGCCGTGCCTTCTTGGCGCTGAAATGACATCATAGAAATCCTCTTCCCAATAAACATCTTTTGCATCTTTTAAGAAATTTTTACCAGTTATATCAGTAACTAGCTTAATGATTGGGTTTGCAGTCATGCTTCCCTTATTGCCTTCTATTTCTTTAAACTCAACGTCTTTGTCTAGGTAATACGCCCTAGCTAAAAACATTCCGCTAGTTTGCGTTTCAGTGGTTACGCTATTCTGAATGCTATTACTATAAAAGGAATTATGATTACTACTTTCGCTAACAATGGTAGTGGTTCCTTTTTTAATCGCAAAAAATTTATTTTTACTAGCAAAAAAATTATGCAAATTCATAATTCCAGAATTAACATAATCTTGCTGAATGTCGGTCAATAAACTCATTAATATTTGTAACCAGTTAAATTTTGTTGAGGATCTCTTGGGCCAGAACGATTATGTTTATATAAATTTACTAAATCGGTAGATTTTCTATCCATATCTTGAGCAATTTTATAAATCTCAACAGAGGCATCTTTGCTCTTTTCAAAAGTAACCGAACTTTGATCATCCTTTATAGAAACAATGTTCCCGCCCTGCGAGCTTCTTACTAAAATATCTCTAGACAGATTTGTATAATATTCGACATAATAAAGAGACTTTAAAATGTCCTTTTCGTCTTCATGCAATAAAGGCACATATTCACCAGAGTTTATAGTATAATTACTAGAAATCTTATTATTTAGCTTTCCAACATTGTACTCCAGCCATAGATTAATTCTATTTTGACTAGGTTCTGCTGGAAAATTTAATTCTTGGTGAATTTCATAAGATACTCCCGTTAATTGATATGTAGACATAATTATTATTACAGCCAAAAAACTATACAAAGAAATCAAATACCCTTCTTGAGTACTTCTTTGAGTTTTTTCTGCTTAGACTTGGTCATTTTTTTTACAGGTAGATTTCTATCCATTAGCTGACCTGTAGTTTTTCTAAAAGCAGAAATGCATTTTTTTTCAAAGCTTTCTCTTCCTTTTATAGACCTATTTGGCTTTATCCCAAACTCTTCTAAACCATGTCTGTACAATTTTTCAAGAGGCATTTTACTAATAAGGATTTTGTAATCCAATACTTGAGATACTCCTGCCACACTCTTTTTATTGCCCAACGCAGTTACTAAAGAATCGCTACCTTCAATTTTTCCATTAATTTTTTCCATATTATTATATACAGGTGTAGCTGCCTTTTGGGAAAGGTTTAGGCATAGGCGCAAAAAAAATCCCGCCATTTCTGACGGGATTGATTTTAATTAGTATGATCTTAGACTGCGATTGCAAAGAGGTTTCTTGGCTCAACGCTAAGATAACCTGCTTCAACTTGACCGTAGAATCCGACCTTGCCTTCTCTAGCGACAAACTGGTTGTCAGGAAGAGCATTGAATGTCGAACCACTTTCGCTGTCGCTGATTTCAACCTTAATAAGGCCGTTAACATCAACAGATCTGTTGATACCAAGAACGATTTGCTCAGTAGCACCATTGAATACGGCAGTACCAGTACCAGCGTTGTCAACGTATGCATTACTACCTGCAAATGCATCGAAGATAGTATTGAAGTCTTGACCTACACCCATCTCAACCATTTGGATGATGTTGCAGCCATACAGACTTGGGATACCAGCAGCACCATAAACTTCATTACGAAGAGATTCTGGAGCAGCAATACCGTCTTCTGTGTTAGCAGGAGCGCCACCATCAGCAGCAACTGTGTTCATTGGGTTGTACGCAATAGCGCGGATGTCTTCAACGATTTCAGGAGAAACGAGTAAGTCAGTGATACCACGAGCGCCCGAAGCGTTAGCAGTTCCGCCAAGAGCAGAAGTAACGATGCGAGAAGCAAGAGTTTCAAGTCTGTTCAAGTCAGCAAGAACGAATCTGCCAGCTTGGTGAGAGCGAGTAACATGGTATTGACCGTTAGTTTGAACGTTAGCAACTGAATCAAGGATCGGCTGGATGCCTTGACGCTTCATCTTGAAGCGAACTTCGTTGATCATCTTGCGGATGCCGTTTTCAGCGTGTTGAATACGTCCAGCCTTAAGATACTTGCGGTACATCGCGATAGCAGATGTAACTACGAAAGTAGTAAAGGGGATGTCATCAGCACCAGTCAATTGGCTGTATGCAAGATCACCTGGTTGGCTAGAGAATGTTACACGAACATAGTCTGGCTTATCGACATTGTAGAAGTCATCAAGAGGGATTGTGCGAGGCTCAAATTCTCCAACAGAAATTGTATCATACAAGGAATCGATGATATTAGTTTCGTCAAGAACTTTTCGTGCAAGAGGCCCAACAAGGTTTGCGAAAACCTTCATTGCTTTTGCAGAAGTTTCTTCGTCACTCGAACCCATAGCCTTGATGAGGGCGATTTGTTCTGGTTTTTCTTTTAGTTTAATCTTCATTTTAGTAATACCTTATATTTTAGAGTGACAGTTGGATCAGAACATCAGACTGACGAGTGCCAGTGCTTGAGATAACCTTACCGATTGCTAGAGCAGCGTTAACGAACGAACCAGAAGCATTAGTAGCAGATAAATCTACAACAGCGAACGAGCCAGTTCCGAATGCCTTCAAACCAGAACCAGGAGCAGGAACGCCACCCTTGATTTGATTTGCGTCAATCCAGAACATGCCTTCTGTAGCAATTTGCACTGGCTTGCCAGAAGCTACATAGCCATTTTCATCGCCATAGCGCTTGTTGAAGCCATCAATCTTATTCCCGTTAGCATCAGTAACAGCTGTGCCTTCGAGGGTGATACCAAGGACCTGAGAGGCTGTATCGCCATCCGAGGTTGTGGTTACTGTAAATGGAGCTACTTGCTGATTGCTGTAGATGCCATCATAGGAGCCTCCTACTGGGGACGAGCTGTAGAAAGTGTCAGCGTCAGGGTCGTACGAAGAAACCTTGACAAGATGACCAGCCTGACCAGTGAAGTCCGTGCGAAACTCAGAAACGATCTTATGAGGAGGAACGTTACGAGTTGGTTTTAGGATTAGGTCTTTATATGCCATAATTATTTTATTTTATATTTTTTTATTTACCCGCAAGTTCGAACTCAAAGTTTTCAAATTCGTCTTTTAGGGATTTGTATTCATATTGAGAGTTAGTAACTTCTTCAATGGCTTTTTCAGATGCTTCGGCAACTGCTGCCTCTACTTCTTCTTCAACCAATTCTTCAGTTTCGCTCTCATCGGTTTCATTCGCTTCAGATCCCTCTTCAGTCTCTTCCGCACTAGCTTTCGCCTTAGAGTGGCTACCTGCTAAAATTTTAAATTTATTAAGCCAAGCACTATATGCTTCTTCATCAACATCCTTGATTTCTTCAGCAACAATTTTTGCCAATTCGCCTTCGATATTGAATTCAGAACTCAGAGCAGTCATTCTTTCGTCGAATACTCTTTGTTTTTCTTCAGCTTCTAGTCTTTCTTTAATTTCAGAAAGTTCAGTTGCTTGAGCAGCTTTAGCTTCTTCAAGTTCTTGAACTTTCTTTTCCAACGCTGCACGAGCTTCTTCAGCTTTTGCAATAGCCTCATCCTTTTCAGAGATGGAAGCTGCAAACTCTTCGCTCTTCATACGGATTTCGTCGGCGATAGCAGAAGCTTGAGCTTTCTCAACCACTGAATCAAAATTCGCTTCTAAAGACGCAAGAGTAGTTACGTTCACCTCTTCACCATTGGTGAGAGAAGCGAGCGCATTTTTATAATCTGTAATATTTGAGATTTTCATTGCTTTATTTGGTTTTACATTTATTTTCACTACTTGTGAATTTTTTTTATTTTTATTTTTAATAATTTCAGATTCTGAAGTTACAATTCCTTTTACGTCAGCAGCAGGATTTTTAACTATTCCAGCACCCAAAAATAACTTTTCTCCTTTTATCAACCTGTAGATAGGAGATCCATTATAGTCCCCGTTTCCTCCATAGCATCTTAAGAAGGGTTTCATTTTTTCAATCTCTTGCTTTTCAGAAATTATTTTTCCTTCAGCAACATACTTTGAACCTTTTAAGATTTCAAAGTCATTGAAATATACTTCCCATGACATGGATGCCATGCCATAATTTTCGCTATCCTCTTCGGAAGCTTCTATTAGGAATTCAGCCAATTCTGGATTAACACTTTTCCAGATATACCCAGTACCTCCAACTACAACTGGACCTTCATAATCTTTTAGTCTACTCTCTTCTATCATTTCTCTTTCTTCCGAGTATTCTCTGTAGAAAGGACTGATTAAAGATCCTACAATAAGCTCTTGCTCATGTTCTATATTTAAATATTTATTAGGCACTTGTTTTGCAAGCTCAAACGCACCCTCTTTGTCAACTAGATCTCCATTTTTATTTGCACTATCAGAAACATAAAGATCTGCCGAAAGAAACAAAAGATCGGGGTTATTTTCTATATCTCCCTGTGATATTTCTAGAGTATCTTTTAAATTTTTTAAAGATGCTTTAGATAAGTTAGAGCCTTTTAACGAAACTACACTAGCTTTTGAAAAAAAGGTACTTTTATACTTAAATTTATCACTTAATGATGAGGGCATATAGTTATATACATATGAATACTACAATTGAGAACTTATTTAGCATGGTAGATTAACATACCAATGAAATCATCTGCAAGTTCAAAGTCATTACATATCTCTTGAATATTGTTTTCAATCTCCGTGTTGCTCAAAATTATCTGCTTTTCGATAGCTTCTTGAACCCCATTTTTCCAATCTTTGATTTCGTAATTCTTAGAAATATTATAAGCAATAGATTTAGTAATTTCTTTTTGCTTATCAGTAATTTGATCTACATTATATTTTTTTGCGAATGACTTATTCACCTCAGATTTAAGATTATCATATTCATTCAATACATCTTTAACGCTCTTTATAGAAAGCTGCTGAATACTGCCAACTCTCCTTTGTCTAACTTCGTTAAATCCAGAATCCTTGCTGGGTGGTCTTCCAACTTGATTAGAAGAAGGCGGTTCTTCATTTTGAGTATCAGAATCCAAAGGATTGTACTGGCTATTATTGAAGATTTGAGGAAAGTAAATATCTTCTTCTTTATATTGCTTGAATTTTCTTTGTGACAGAACACTCTCGTTAGAATTTGGAAGCATTCCATTTTTAGTAGCCTCAAACAATTCTTCTGGAGTCAAGAATCCAAGTTCTGCCATTCTAGTATAAACTCTAAACATTTGAGCATCATCTTCTAAACTTACAGAAGATAGTTTTACGCTAGGCTTGGCGTTGAATCCCATTTTCTGGCAAACTGCATGCAATTCGTCTTCAAGCCACTTTCTAAAGATGTTCTGACCTTTTTGCAATCTTTCACAGAATATCTTTACTTTAGTTACAGAATTTGAAAAGGTTTCATTTCCTCCAAATACTGTTTGCAATCCTTCTCTGATATCTTCGTTTACTTGCTCATATTTAGCTTTTCCGATTATTTTTTCAATGTCTGGTATAACATACTCGGCCTTTGTAGTATAATCAGCAACTAGAACTCTTTGAGCTTTCTTATTCTCGAAAAGAGTTCTCATATAAGCCATGTGTTCTGGATTAGGAGGAAGCTCTGTCCCATCTCTTCCTTTAGCTCCGCCCATAGTAAGAAGAAGCAACATACTGTCTAGAGAGCTTATGATCTGTCTATCAGCATTTTTCATTTCCATTTTCAATTCTATGTCATCTAATACTCCATAGAATAGTGGAACAGCAAAATATTCATAATCTTGCTTCTGGTAAAAAATTGAATCAACATCTTCTAAAGGCACTCTTAGAGTTTCTTGTGAGCTTCCATAGTTTTCACTGTATTTCTGTATTTGTACCTGTATCTCCTTATCTAGTTTATTAAAAATAGATTTTTCGGTTGGAGTCTTTGGGTTTTTCAATCTTTGAATTTCGTAAGGGCTAAGTATTTTATAGACGGCAGAATCATAAGTTACACCGCCCTCAAGAGCTACTTGTGCTGGATTCAAGACAGTATATTTGACTGGAATTTTTACGTCTCCTACACCAATACCTTTTAAACTGCTAATATCTTTCTTATTTATCTCTCCACCTATTTTGTAGATAAAAAGGTTGCAAGATCTATAAAGCTCTCTATAAAACTGTTCAGAAAAACTCTGCATATTAACAGCTTCTAGCCATCCCTTACAAAATGCTTTTGCAGAGCTGTTCTTATCGCTTATTTTAATTTCTGAAACTGAAAACTCCACCATAGTTTCAATGGTGTTTCTAAATAGTTGAAACTCTTCCCAAGCTTTCTGGCACAAATATACAACTTCTTGGATGCCTATATATCCATCTGCATATCTACGATAAAGAGTTCCTTTGCCTATCAAATTAGGATATCTTTCAGCCAACTTGCTATTTATTCCTAAAGCACTGTCAAAGGTTCTGCCAAGAAATCCGTCTCTACTATTATTACCAGCTACCATTCCTATACTCTTTTCGAGAATCTCTCTATTAGAAAAAAAATCGTTATAAGTTAACTCTGGCTCTTGAGCAGAAGTCGCCTTTTGCTTTTGAGCATAATATTCTTTTCTATCCGTATGATAGAGAGAGTTTGAATTGTACTTCTTTTTTGCCATTTGATAAATATTACATTAAATGTGACTTTGTGTGAAAGATTAGAACATCATTGGAGGAACCCAAGTATGCTCTTCCTCTTCATGAGTTTCATTAAGTAACTCATAACATTTTCTACCCCAATTTGCAAGTAAAAGTGCTGAATAGCTGTCCTTTCTTGGCTTGTCTGGAGTATTCATCTTCCTCATTGCTGTCGGTAAATCGAATGTCTGATGGCCTTGCGGAGATGCAGTCATTTTAACATTTGCGCATTCTGTTTTACATTGTGAAATTAATCTGACTTGATGTTCAATAAAATCATATTGCTTTTTTTTCAGCCAATCTTCTTCCTTAAAGTTGTCTTCGTTTTCTTGCCCGTACAGATAATTAATTTTATCTATTGGTATATTCTTTCTCCTTATCATGCTCTCAAATTCACTATCAATGGGAGCAGAAGCAAAGAATAATTTTCCTCTGTCGAAGCACATTTGCATGTATTCATTGGCTTCTCTAATCCATCCAGTATTAAAGTTTTGGATATGTACAATTTTTTTGGCACCAAGGTCATAACTATGCTTGCTATTTCTGACATCTTTCTCTGAATCAAACTTGGCTTCAAAATCTTCTAGTCTTAAATTTCTGTCTTTAAATAAAGAAGAATTATTCCAAGTATCTAAAGATTGCCTTGCTCCAGCAAAGTCCATTATAATATATTCAATATTAAAATGAGTAATTAGATAAATTACATATTGAATAATGTTGTCTGCTTCTAGACCAGCAACAGCATAATTATGAACTAGAGTAGCTTTGTTCTCTTTGCCTCTTTCCACCTTTAGCAATGCCATAGCGTAGTTATCACTAGTTTCAGAATTGCTAAAATTGGGGTCAATACCAAGTATGTAAAAATACTTGTTTGAGTCGTCCCCAATAATTTCAACATGTGGA